ACACAACCTAGTTCAACCGTCATATCATTATTGATACGCATTGATACAATACGCCATGGCGTAGTTGTAAAGTTGAGCATTTTACTCTGGATATAAATGTTATCACCTACTTCAAGTTCTAATGCTTGGCTTGAAGCAGTAAACGAACATGATTCCTGATAACGTGATTTATTGAACAATAAACGTGCCATATCTTTAGCAATGGCATAGTTTGTTATGGTAGGAAACGCTACGTCTAGCTTATTAACACGCCCGCCATCCTTGGTAATATAAGTTTGACGTTCAGCATCTGTTTCTGGATAGATAACACTTTCCATAGTCCACTTTTTATCTGGATCTACATAACTTACACTTACTTGGTTATATTTTGCTGTACGTTCAATAGCAGTAAATGTAATAGGCCCTTGTATGTTATCTTCAGTAAATGTAGCAACAATAGTAGCAACACCTGATGTAATATCAGTAGGGTCACCTGCGTCTTCAATGCGTAGTTTATACTTGCCTTGGCTGAAAGGCATGTATGCTCTAAATCCACTTAATAATGTTTTAGTGTTATTGAAAATAGTTTGTCCTGTATCCAACACATAATGACAAGTTAGGATAGGACCAGTAGTACCACTTACATATTCAACTGACTGATTACATTTAGCAGCCGCAGTTTTCCAACTATCCCAATCAATGTCATCGTTAGTTAAGCCCTTACCATAACGTGGATTACGTTCATAGTCTAATAATATTTCTGCTGGGTTAAAACTAAAACGTGTTGGAGCATTAGCATAGGTATAACTATCTGGACTTGTTATTGTTAAACTTGCTATCTTACGTCCAAGTATGCTTGCCTTAATAGCAGGTATGCTACCACTAAATGGATTGTTATCAGCATCTTCTTGTGTTTCAATCTTCTTCCATTCATAACGAGCAAATAATACAGCAATACCATTATATACCATAGTTGATTTCCAACTTGGTGCGTCAGCACATATACTCCATGTACCTACATTAGAGTTTGCTGGATTGGATAGATACTGACCGTGGCTAAACTGAAGTTTTACTCTATCCTTATATTTGCCTGTGCTAATGGTAACCGTTTGTCCATTGTTTAGTAGTGGAATGATATCTGCTGGTAGTTGATTATCATCAATGTATAACTCTTTCAATCCTTCAATAGGACCTTCTGATAATGCGTATGCTACCCATAGGTATCTATTATTGTCAGCACCAGTTTCAGCAAATGTAATAGTTCCGCCAACTTGTCTATAACCATATACAACTGGAATGTTTACGGTGGAACCTTGTTGTGTTATAAGTACGCCTTGCTGTCGTTGTTCTTCTTCAGCCGCACTTGGCATATCAAACATACCACCAAGTAAGCCTAAGAAAGGTTGAGCAACAAAGTTGATAACTGAACTTACAACATCAATTACACCTTTTACTACACCAGTTACAGCCTTTACAACGCCTTTTACTACGCCCTTGACTGCTTTGGTTATTGACTTAACTACTCCACTCATACTCTATGTCCTTGTCCATCCAACAACCTTCTTTAAATCCAAGGTGTGCGTAAAGTTTCTTACTGCGTTCAACATTGATACCAATATCGCCTGCTGTAATCTTTTGTATGTTATATGCTCTGCCCCATTCTTCAACCTGTTGTACAAGTTTTCTAAAAGCATCCATACTTCTATGGCTTTCTAACATATAGATTAGTTCTATATGAGCATAATATATTTCTTTATTCCAAGGTGCTTGTGTTAAACACGCTGAAATAAATCCAACTGGTCGTGTTCCGTCATAAGCATTAAACCATACATATTCTGGATGAATGTTTCTGTGTCTAATACTTTCTATAACTGAATCCGCATCAAACTCAGCACCAAGCTCTGGGTCACTTTGACCTGCTTCTTGTGCATAATAACGAAATAGATTTACGGTTACATCTATTTCTTCTGGACGCATTTTTCTTATAATCATCTTGACTTTGCTCCTGTTAGACCATATACTATATGTATGGCTAAAAAAGTTGGAAGACCTAAAACTGATCCTATTACACGTTTCTGGAGCAAAGTCCAAAAAACAGATGATTGTTGGCTTTGGACTTGCACTTTAGATCGTGATGGATATGGTTTATTTGGTTTAGATGGTAAACAATGGAGAGCACATCGTTTTGCTAAACTAATCACTGATGGTTTAGATTCTTCTAAACCTATTGTGATGCACACCTGCGATAATCCTCGTTGTGTTAATCCTGCACATTTAGTAAACGGAACCATCCAAGAAAATAACTTAGATAAACTACGTAAAGGACGTAATAGATCTGGAACATTAGGAAGAAAACGTCGCTGGCATAGAGGTCCATTTATATAAAACATTAATCGCTCCTGCCCCATAGGAACTCTGAATTGCCAACGAAACCTGCTTTTTCCATACAAGTATCATATTGGCTACCTTGGAATAACCAGTTACTCCAGTTATTCGTTCTGCGCCCTGCTGTGCGTTCAAAGTCAGCAAAATGACTTGATACGTCTATTGATATAGTACAAGTTTCAGCAGTCTCCTGTATAGTAACGTTGTAGATTTCTCCATCAAACATCATTATAACAGCAGTGCCCCCTGCTGAATCCGTACCTATGATTTCTAAGGTGTTCAAATCTAAGAACGCCTTATAGACCACCACTCGTTTTCCCTCGCACTCTGCGTTTACAAATTTAGAAATATAGCCACTAGGTAAGCCTGATAAGTTTACACTAAACTTGCCAACCTTGACATCAAAGTCTTCGTTAATTGGCGTGTGTCCCATGAACTCACCTTGTGCTGAATATGTGTTAGTACCTGCGTCTGGTGCTGTATCACTATCATAGTCAATGTCAATAGCACCACTTGACAAATAAAGAGCTCCGTCATCAAGATGGACTTCTATGAGATCAACAGCAAAGTTATGATCTCTGTAATATTCATCTCTTAGATATTGTTCTGAAGCAAAACTCTTCATTACCAAACTTCTCGCATTTCAACTGATAAACTTGTCATACCACCTATACCAACATCAAACTTTTGTACGTTGTTGATAGCAATAGCAGTAAATGGAACTGCTGTTATAGTTAAACTAGTACCAGTTGCTACATCGTCAACTAAACTACCAGCAAAGTATAATGTAGCATTACCACTACCATCTGAAGTACAAGTTGAAGTTGCTTGATACACTTTTGAATGGTTAGCAAACTTAAAAAAGTCGCCTGCGTATAATACTTGCTTGTTAGCACCACAATTTGTTAATGATACCGTTTTAGCACCTGTTGCTGTTGAACCAACGGTCTCTGGCGTAGTGCTTGGTGGATCGTTTGACTTTGAATAACTTACCTCTGGTAGTGTTATTTCAAATGATAAACTGGGTCCAAATGTCTGTGCTAAAAATCCTTCTACTGCGCCTGCTTCACGTGGTGTAAGTGGAGCATACTTTACCGTCCATTCATAGTATTGATGTCCATATGCTGTACGTCTTGTCTTACCACTAAATGTTGTGGTTGCTAGACTTGGCGTGTTCACTTGGAAGTTTACAGCATTGAAACTTGGATCCGTTGGATATGCGCTTGCTAAATCAGCCATTAGAATCTACTCCTTTGTCCGCTTTCAAGCATAGCGTCTGATATGACTTGCTGTATAACGCCTCTGCGGTTTATTAATAGTTCATCAAATGATGTTGTGTCAACAGCATTGATTGTAAAGTTTATTTCAACTGGTCCTTGTCCACCAAGTTGATCATTTCGTGTAACACGACCTGAAGTTGATGGTGTGAATAGTTCTGGGCCATTTTCACCAACCATATATGTTTCGCCGCCCATAACAGGTCCACCAAGTGCTCTACCTGAATATGTTTGGCTTCTAATAGTTGCTACGTTTGCTAAACCAGCAGCAACAGCAACGGCAGCACCAATAAATCCAAATGGTGGTGGATATGTAGCAAGTGCTAAGGTAGCAGCCTGGTATGTGTTCATTATGGCTTCTGCTATACGCAGTGCCTTGCTTGCTTCAAATGCTTGTTTATTATAACGTCCCAGTTGCTCAAAAGCATCGCCTGCTTGACTAACAGCCCATTGCCATTTTTCTGTTTCTGATTTCTTTTCAAACTCAATACGGTCGTTAACTATCTGTCGTTGTTTTTCATTATTACCAATGGTTTGTAATGCTGCTTGCTGCTCACCTGTTAATCTATAAGCAACAGCACCTTTATATTGTTCAAGTTCTTTACGTATATTATCTTCATTGACTTTTAATCTTTTATCAGCAAATTCTTTTGTTATTCTATAACGCTCATTTTCATATTGCATATATAGAAGTGCTGATTCGTCAAGTAAATCAGCCTGTGTTTTATAAATTTGTTGTCCTGCTTCATCATAGAATCTAACTAGATTAGTTGCTACTCTGCGTTGTGCTTCTTCAAGTTCAAATAATCTATCATTCAACTCAACTAAAGTAAGTTGGCCCAGATCTTGAGCCATACCCTTGATCTTTTCATTAAGTTTAACATATTTCTCTGCTTCTTTAGTTTGTTCAACTAATAATCTTAATTTTTCACGTTCTTGATCAGTAATATCCTTACCAATCTTCTTTTCTATCTCTTTTTCTAAAGCATAAAGTTTCTGCTCATCAGCAGTAAGACCCATTACACGAAGTTCTTCGTACTTGTCATCAATAATTTGTTGAACTTGTGCTGCTCTAGATGCTTCCGCAGCAGCAGCCTGTTCAGCAGCAATACGTGCTCTTTCTGTAGCAGCAGTTGCTTCGTCAACACTATCAGTTACTTCGTCTGAACGTTCTTTTATACTTCTAAATTGTTCATCAACATTGGTGCTTATGTTTTCAAATTCTTCCATTCCCTTAAGAATAGGACCTGTAATTGAATCTGCAAGTTCGCTGGCTCCATTTACAAGACTATCAATAGCACCATCATCTCCAATAAGTCCAAGTTCTTCAGCAAGACTAGAAAATGCTCCTGTTAGATATTCAATACCAGCAATTACAAGAGCAACACCTCCAATGATTGGATGAGCTAGTGCAATTAATGCTGTTGCTCTAAGCATCTTACCTAAGAAACCTAATGCTTTTACAAGTTTACCACCTACTGCTATAGCAAATCCACCCATTGCTGTTGCTGCACCAATTGCCCAAGTAGTAATTTTTATTCCCATAAGAATAGCAAATGCTTTACCAATAAGTTCTATATTATTGAATAAGAATTTGCCTGCTTCAACTGCGTATAAGAATGCTTTGGTTAATCCATCACCAATAGCAGTAACCACTTGATCATTTTTAGTGATTAAATCAGTAAAACTATTAAGTGTATCTGCTATAGCAAGTCCTAAACCACCTTCTCCTAATGCAGCCGCAGTTTCAAATATGGCACCACGAAAGTTTGACATAGCAAGTGTTAATGGTCCAACCGTTATGTTTCCAAAACGTCCACCTTCTTCACCTAATGCTTTAAGTTGATCAACTAGATCTTTAGTTGATGTAGCAACAGCAACTTGATCTTCACCAATCTTAGCAGTAAACTTGCCGTTTTCAGTTGATACTTTGATACCAAACTCTTTTAATCGTTCAAATTCACCAGTCATAGCATCTGCTACGGCTTCACCAAGTTGTGTTATTGATTTACTATTAGCAGCAGCAATATTTGAGAATGCCTTCATACTTTCATTGCTTGTATCAATACCAAATCTATTAAAGATTACAAAAGCATTAGTAAGTTCATTTACATCTTGTGGAAGTGATCTTGCTAATGTAGAAAGTCTAGAAAGTTCAGCATTGGCTAGTTTTTGATCACCAAGATAAGTTGTAAGTTGGGTACGGAATCCTTCCATCTGTTGCGTGGCATTCATAATACCCTGTAAGCCACGTCCAGTGACAAATCCAGTAAAAGCAATACCAGCAGCAGTAAGAGCAGCACTTACTCTACCAGCAGCAGCATTCATACTTGCTAATGCTTTAGTAGATTGTGCTGAAGTACGTTCAATATTACGCAAACCTTTTTGGGCTTTACGCAAGGCACGATCTAAATGACCTGTATCACCTTCAAACCGTATTGTTACATCTTGTGTTGCCACTGCTATCTCCTTGACTTAGCCCTATTCATTGCTTTCTTTTCTTCTTCTGCTTCCAGTTTATAAAAAGCAATCCAACCTACAAATTCAGTTCTACTCATCTGTAGTACTTGTTTTACGGTGAGACCTAAATCTTTTGCTAATCTATACGCAAAGCGTAGATCTAAGTCTCTAGTTAGTTTTTTTCCAGTTCCTCTACGGTATCTTCATCTGCATAAGTGTTCATTTCACCTACAACACGAATCAATACCTGTGGATCCACTTCATTCATAAACACTGGTTTATCAATGGGTTTAAACATTTTAGTTCCGTCTTCATTACGTGCTTTTACAATAAGTGTTTCAACAAGTGCTTCAATAGTTTTACCTTCTTGAGCAAGTTTGATCATCTTACCTTCTTCTTCAAGTGTGTTTGAAGTCTTAAAATAAATGTCAAGATCCCATTCTTTTACTGAGATCTTTTTCATATCCCCACTGATCTTGTTACGGAAATGGGCTGTGATTTTATCTAATGGTTTATTACTCATTTTGTTTTCCTTTTAAGTTCCCGCAAAGTAGGCCCTATAATACCTTGTGGTGCTTGTTTTGAATAGCCCTCTTCCAATCTACCAATGTATGGTACATTATTTTCAACACGAAATCCTTGACGTGATGTGCTCTTGTTCCAATTGCGTCTTGCTCTACCTGATTTAATAGGTGTCTTGCTTCTCGCAGTTTGTTGAACAAGTGTAGCAGTGGCATCTACTAGATCTTTACTAGTAGTACCCATAAACTTTATAGCACTATCAATGCCAAGGACTCGTATCTTCATATTAAGTATTAGCGTATGCTAGTGCGCCACTACCTGTGAATGAAATGCTTGCTTCAACCATTCCGTCCATTGACGAGTTGATTGAGAAACCAGTAATGATGATATCACCACTCCACTTAGTACCAGAGTGATTAGTTTCATCTGGATATACTTCAATTGAGTAAGGTGAGTGACCTACTGCTTCTAGTGTTGGGTTTAAGCCAGCCATCTGACCTGAAGCATCCGCAGTTGGGAATTCATCGCCATCAAAGTAGATGTCTGCTGAACCACTCCAAGAACTCATACCTTTTACATAAGTTCTTGCGTCAGTGCCCATAGTTGATGTTTCAATAGTATCACTAGTGATATCAATAGTGAAAGAACGAACAGCAGCAATAGAAGTTAAACTTCCATCTGCGTCGTCAATTTTGACAACACCGTTGTTGCCAGTAATAATGCTTGAAAGTGCCATAGTTATTCTCCTTGGTTAGCAACTTCTTCAACATCTGCTTCTGCAACTTCTTCAATTACTTCTGCTGATGCTGTTATCTTGTTTTTTGTCTGAACGGGTATTGGAGCCTTATCAAGACTTTCCCAGCCTTGTTTTTTAAGTTCTGAAACTAGTTTGTTATCAACTACTTCTTTTACTCTGTTACCCTTTTTCATTCTAATCATTGTTAGTCTCCTTATGCTGTTCCTCTAACGAAATAATATGTAACTTCATAATCCATTACAAATTCTGCTAAAGGAGCCAAACGCTCTATAACTTCAACCCTTGTTATTTGAGAGTTCTGTACGACGCTTGAGGTCTTCTCCCTGTACCTATCTGAATCTAATTGTTCTTCTATTGCCTCTATGAGATCATTCCGTTTTTTATCAAGCTCTGTACCTCTTACGAATCCACGCAAGTTATAAGTTATTGTGCCACGACGATATCCAGCCGCCATAGTTTCTGTATCGCGATCTTCTATACCTGTTTGTACTAAAATGGCTGGAAACTGCGTTATTGCTAGTTTTTCTACGTCAAATGGTTCTCTTGTGACCAACACAGGACGTGGGTCACGAATATCTTTTAGGACTTCTACGATGTTATCTGCTAAATCGTTGCGTATGCTCATTTACTTTACCTTTTAAGGCGTAAGTAATGAGTTGCTTCTCTTTCGTTGTCTGTAACGGTACCAGAGGAATCAATGTCATACTCAACGCCATCTCTAATGACTAAATCTAGTTCACGCTTGTATTCATTACGATAATGTTCCATCTTTCTTTCAAAGACATCAACATCTGGTTCAAAGCGTGATAGTTTAGGATATATGTGGAACCCTAATGCGTTGTAAACACACGCACGGGTGAGCTGACTTGCTGTGTATAAATCTTCGTCTGGTTCGCTGTTGGCGCTATTCAATAAAGAAATGTCATATAAGCCAATCTGCATTGTTGGCCACCATTGAATGCGTAAATCACGAAACACGTCTGCTTGTGCTCGTTGTATATCAGCGTCAAAATCTTGGATACCATAGTTTTCAATGTCTGGCTCAAATGCCACAACATCATCTATGTCTGCTAGTGTAATAGCCATAGGGTCCTGCTCCTAAAATATAAAAAAGTAGAGTCCTTCTCTAACAAGTGTATTTAGTTGAGATAAAAAGAAAGGGCCCTAAAGACCCTTTCTTTGCGCACTTAATCAGTTAAGATTAGATTTGAGCGTCACCAATTAAACCAACGCCGTAAGAGTCAATTAGTTCAGCAACACCGTAAGCCATAGAGCCTACGATTTCAGTAGCACGTAATGATGCATCACGTTGAGTTTCTAAGCGCATTGCTCTCTTAGCAACATAACCTAGAGCGTCTTGTGTCATTACAGCACCTACGTAAGCACCAGCACTATCACCAGTGACAACGTTAGATTCAAATACGTCAATACCAGCGATACGACCAATGAAGCCATCCATTAACGCACGGTTACCAACGTCTGACAAGTTGTGAGACATAGTAGAACCAGCATTAGTAAGTTGTGTCTTCAACTGGTATGCTTGGTATGGGTGTATCACTGCTACGAAAGCACCATTCTGTTGTGCGTTGTTAGCACGTAGAGTAGCCGCAGCCTGGAATAAGTGGTCAATACTTAGTTCAGCAGCGCCAGAACCAACGGTGTTTGAGAAGCCACTGAATAGAGCAGCAAGGTCAGTATCAACCTTTTCTGCCATAGCAGCACCAATCTGACGACCAATAGCAGCAGCAGTGTCATCAGTAGACGCTTCTTCAAGTAGGTCAGTTAGTGTAACCATTACACCAACTTCTGAAGCAGTAATAGTCTTCTCTGAAGTAGCGAATGATGTGTTAGATAGATCAGTACCATCAGCAACACCAGCAGCACTAACACTTGGGTAAACTGGGATTTGCGCAGTTAAACCTGGAGTGTTGGTCATGTCATAGTTACGTACTAGTGGACGGATAATAGATTGCTCATTAAGAGTGAATAAAGCACTCTGTACAATATTCGCGTATAACGCATCAGCGCCTGAGACGCCAGTATCAAATTCATTAGCCATGTTATTTCTCCTTTAAAACATTAGGCAGTTATTTAAAACCTGTTTACTCCCCTCGCCTTCATTATCTCTTGATATTGTTTGCGATGGGCTGGATTACTCATATCCAGTTTAGTAATATCATTATCTACCACAGGAGCTTGTTTACCTACGCCTTGTCCAGTACCTGAACCACTTGGGCCCGCCTGTACAAAATGCGGATTGCTTGCGAGAAACTCATTTACAAGTGCTTTAGGTGTTAATGGATCTCCATTATCATCATAACGCACATTGCCGTTGCTGTCTAAAACATCTACGCCACCAGCATCATTTAGTTTAACGTTTCCTTTTAGTAGTTGAACTACTTGCTGAGGATTTACTGCCTTTAAACTACTTGCTTCGTTTAATAATGAACCATCTACCTTGATGTTGTGAAGCTCAGTTTCATATTGGCTAATACGAGCATTGAACTTATCCGCTTGTTCCTTAAGCAGTTTTTCGTATTCGCCACGCTTTTCCATTTCCTGGGCTTTGCGTGTTTCTTCTGCGCTTACCAAATCATTATAGCGATCCAAATCAACATTGGCATATTTCTTTTCAAACTTAGCACGTTCTCTTGCTACCCTTTCTGCTACAATACGATTTACATCATCTTGTGACAAAAGGTTTTCCTGTGTTACATTTGCCTGCTGTTCTGTTGGAGTAGCAGTTGACTCCGTTTCGTTTACCGCTTGTTCTGCGTCCATAATTGTTCCTCTTTTATATTGGTTGAGTTCTACCACCTGCCCTCTAAGCAGTTTATATCATTATTTAGTATTTTTGTTGTTATATACGCATATAACGAGTTATTTGCGTGGCTTTTTACCATAACCCTTTTTCTTTTTATACTTCATCGTTTTTTCCTCTTATAGCCACCAGCATAAGCAGCCCTTGCTACTTGTTCTGCTTTCTTTTTAGTCTTGAATGGGCCCTTGCTCCCCCATTTCCAACCTTTCGCTGTTTTCTTGATTGGCATCGTCTTCTTCCTTTTCTATACGACGTTTTTCTTGTTTATAGGCCCTGTACTCTTTCATTTCAGCAAGTATTTCTTTTCTACGTGCTCGTATCAAGTGCCATATTTGTAGCAAGTTATTTCTTGCTCTACGTCCAGCCCTTACGCTTTGCTTAGTATAAAATCTATGTATGTTCTCGTTATAATCACCTAATACTTCACGAAGTTCTTCTTCTAGTCCTTCTATGTAATAAGGTACGTTATTATTGACGTACTTGTTGGCCATTGAATAGTGCTCCTAATTCTGGATGGAGACGCATAATCTCCTCGTTAGTATAGCCCTCTTCAATCATAGCTCGCATATGCTCAACTAAATTTTGTGGATCCGTCATTGCTGGATGTTCCTCTTCCATACCCATTGGTGCGCTTAGATCTTCTTCGTAGTATTCTTCTATTTCGTCCCAATCCTTTTCAGTGATTGCTTCAAATATCATCTTGTCAATCTTTTCAACAATCTTAGGATTAGCAATGTCAGCATCCTTAGCCATCTTAAGCATCTGTACATCATTAACTTTATCTTGGATTGAGAATGAACGTGGATACTTGATCTTGCCTTCCCACGCACTACCTTCGTACATTGCCCACATACGCCATAGTTGTTCTTCTGCGTGTTCCAAGCTCATAGCAAAGTCTGCTAAACGTGCGTTAAGCATTTGGAACTCTGTTTGTAAACCAATGCCTGATAAACGTCTGCTTTCAATAGAACGTATGCCGCCCAAGCAAGCCATTCTATCAATACTTTCAACTTTATGCTGTATAGAGTTTAGTACACTTTCAATATTAGTGCCATCTGGTTGTAGCAAGTAAGGCTTCAAGCCTGGGTCGCTACCTGCTGGTATTTGGATTATACTACCTGCGCCAGCACTTGCTTCAACACCAACTTCTTTTACAAGACTTGGGTGGTTAGTAAGTCTAATGATCTGTTCAATTTCTGAACCAAACTCATAAATCTCTTTGGAAATGTCTGCGATATCACCTACTGCTGAAACACCTACACCTCTTATGTTTGAACGTTGCGCATATACGCACACTGCTGGAACTTGTCCTAGTTCATTAACAAATGATTCCACTAGTTCGCCCTTGCGTTCATTGCCATTTATTTCGTATACATTGATTTCAGTTGGAGTGTATTCTCTAATAAACTGAGTATCGCCAATAACTTCTTCTTTTACTTTTAGATATGTTAATCTATAAGCACCATTGGATTCACGCTTGTATTCCCAATCTAGTACATTGTCTGGTGTAAACAAACTTACATAAGGACGTATCTGTTGATTAAGTTCATCTGCTCTTGTAAATGCTTGTGATTGTGGTTTATCAATAATACACCATACGTTGCCATATACCATAGCATACGCACTTAGGTCTCTTACAAATGCGTCATAACTGCGTCCATCTAAATCAGCATCATCAAGGAACGCATCTAAACTTGGTCCTTCTAAACTACCAAAGTCACGTCTAATATGTTTACGGAATAAGAATGAGTTATAAATGCCTACAATTGATTTTACGTGGTTATCATAACCAAGCATTCTTAAACGTTTTTCGTAATCTTCTCTACTTTCATAATAATAAGGTTCTAGATACTTGCCTCTAAAGAAGTCGTATCCACCTTGATAACTATCACCTAAGAACGTCCAACGATTTAAGTAATATTTGTAAGCGTGATGTGCTTCAGTAATGATATCAATACTGTGTGCGTCATCGCCTTTGATTAGTCTATCTCTTATATAGGGCATTATGCGTATCTCCTTGCGTTGTTATTACCAGTAAATGCCCAACGTTGTGGTGTAGAACTTTCGTGGTCTGTGCGTAGTGGATACAAGAAGTCAATCAAGTAACCCACAGCATCAGCCATATGTTCATTTCCGTCATTATCTATTATTGACGTGCCTGGCTTATATACCATTTTTTCTAAACTATTAATAATTTGCTTACACTTGGGATCAACAAATAGTGTACGTTGTCCGTGCGTGTTTTTTAATTTAGCATTCACAGAATTTACTCTATCGCGGATTGGTGTATGGGCATTTCTTACTTGTACTCTAAATCCTGCGTTCTGTAAAATGCTTATGTCTGTTCGTCCGCCCGCTGATGTCTTGCGTTGTCTACCAGCAGGGTCTGGATACATTACTACTCTTGAGTTTGGATATCTACGTTTGATTTCATCACAAACTTCTTCTGTATTGGAACCACGCATATTGATTTCGTCAATAAAGTAAACCGTGTTCCCTTCAATAACTGAAATAGCACAACTCATTGGGTCAACGTTAAAGTCAATACCACAATGTATTTCACGTGCTTCTAATCCTCTACAAGCTCTTACGGTTTCTTCTCTATCAAAGTTATAATAGATAACACCTGAGTAAGTTGTAAATGATGCCAAGTATTCTTGTTCAAATGTACGTTGGTCCATATCACGCATAGCAGCATCTATTTCTTCTTGGGGAACATTGCCACCATCAATCGTGCGATATGTAAAACTATCCCAATCTTCAGTAGTCTTTGCTTCCATATACATTTCGTGACTCCAACTACCAACGCCACGTGGGGTGCCTAAGAATAGAGCGTGTCCGTTCTTATCTGATAGTGTTGGACGAAGCACTTCCGTAAAAGTCTTTGGATCTATGTCTTGGAACTCGTCCATAACTAGAAAGTCTAAGCCCACACCTCGTAATGAGTCTGGGGAGTCTGCGCCCTTTAAGCATATCTTACTTCCATTCTTTAGTCGCATGGTAAGTTCTGCTTCGTTAGTTTGTTCAACCCAACGTAGCTCTTTTAGTTTACCTTTTAGTTGATCCCACACAATGCCTTTAGCCATTCTATAACTTGGTGCTACATACCACACAAGTTGGTTTTCTTTCTTGGCAGCAAATCGTGCCAACTCTCGCATAGCCACGTGTGTTTTTCCAAAACGACGTCCTGTTACAGCAACACGAAAACGTGCTTCGCTATCACATATCGTTTTTTGTGGCTCTGATAATGGCATTATTTGTCCTCCAACAATAAATCAAAAGCTGATCCAATACTTACATTGCCCGTGTTTAGATTCTTGCCTCTAATTTCAATATCGCTTTTTTGATCTACAACGATAGGAATGTCAAAGTTTGCTGTGACTTCATTTCTATAAACTTCTACTACATACTTAATTTGGAATACGCTGCCTGGTTTTCTCACAAATACACCTACCATTGCCGCTTTGTTATCTTTGGTTGATGTAATGTGTAGTCTAGTAAGATAACCTCTTTTTCCTGCTGGCACGGTATAAGCCGCCTGTAGTGTTTGGTTATCGTATTCAGGGTCAATAGTTGCTTGAACATTGCCACCTATGCTGGCAGTAATTGTGCCATCACATCCTTCACTTGAACCTGCTGTTTCAACACTCATTCTAAAGATGCGTAAGAAACTTGCGTCTGTTGTGACAGGGTTTGTGCCATCCATTGTGACAGTTTCAGTGATAATATTGTAATCGTTGTCTAATCCTTGTAGCAACACTGTTCTAGCACCTGTGTCACCATCGTCATCTGTGGTTTCATCACTGACTACACTGGCAGTTGCCGCAGTTGTTGGATATACAAAGTTAGCACTGCCTACTTGTATAGTTTCAAAACTTGTGCCTACTGTATCATTAAATCCAAACTTTTGTATACCTGACAGATTAGGAAATGCGTTTTTTGCTACACCAATACCAAAAGGAAAAACGTTGTTTTTTTGTAAACTGGCAATATTCAATTTACTCATCTTAGTCCTCCCACGGTAACGGTGCTTTAGCATCTCCGTCGTCTGGCGTATCCTTCATTCCAAGATATTGCTTTGATAAAAAGATTTGGAGTCTGGTATCCCCATCCATTGCCTTTTCATACATTGCCTTTCTTAATGATTGTCTGCCTTTTTGTTTGCCTTCTTCTAGTATCTTACCAAATCTTTTGCGTAATCTGTCCACTGAACAGCCTACGACTTCAGCAATTTCTTTGTCTGAACATTGGATACAAGCCAGTTTATAAACTAGGTCTCTATCAACCACGTTATATTTTTTCTTTTCTGGTTTGTTCTCTTGTTCTTCGCTCATTATAGTTCTCTCTCTACTACCTTTATTCTAAAGTTTCTGCTGTCCTTTTTAGCGTTGTCAGTAGTAATTTTATATTCAACGTTATAAATGTTTCCAGCAGTTCCTCCTGATACATAAGCAGTTACTAATGTATCAGTATTAGTTGACGAGTCTATTGTCAATGGTGCTGCGTCTCCTGAAATGGTTTCTGCTGTTACGGTAATAGCAGAAATAACCTCGCCTGATGGCAACCAGTTAGTCCAATCAAGAGAATAGTCAAGCACTGCGTATGGATCCTTTTCTATATAGGTACCTTGACGGTCCTGTTGAAATCCAGTTAATGTAGCCATTATCCTGTTCTCCTATCTAATGGATTGCCTTCAACGCCAACCAAGGCTAATGGTTGAACTTCCAAGTAGCGAGTCTCTGAAGGCACCTCGTATTGTCTTGTTTCACGTTCTAATGTATTTACCCGTGTTTCGCTAATAGGGGTGTAAATCCTAGTTTCTTGTAGTATTTCTAAGCGTCTTGTCTCTGAATCTATAGTATAAACTCTATAAGGGTCTATTCTATAAACCGTTAACGCACCAAGTATGGCAGCAAACCCTTGTAGTGTGGCTATACCACCTGTTAGTTTACCACCATTTGCTTTTGTTATTGTTACTATTGCTGCCGCAGTAGTTGTGCTATCTGTTGTCTTAACAGCACTTATGGAAAGTGTTCCTGCGCTTGCTGTTAATGTAGTACCATCACCTATTCTATCAGCATTGATACTCATTACCGCAGTAGCATCTAATGTACTACTAAACGGACGTATTCTTGTATAATCTGATGTTACGCTTGCTTCACTTGCTTGTGTAGTTGTAGCATCAGTTGTTTTAACAGCACTAGCACTAAATGTAGCAACAGCATTTAGATCATTTGGATAACCAGCAACTTGGAATATACCTCTTGCTGATAATGATACTGAACTTGATATTGATACGGTTGAATCAGTGTCTTTGGTACCTGCTGCTGTAACCGTTGTAGTTGCTGTTAATGAACTAGAACCTTGTTTAGCAGTACCAGCAAATACTTCTACTGATGCAAATCCATCAACGGTTATGCTGGCTATAGTAGTTCTTACACCATCCACACTTAGAGTTGCTGAACTTGATATTGTAGCACTAGCACGTTTAATACGCAATATATTGATACATTCAAGTCCAGGTCCCCAAATAGTATCCCAAGGTTGATCCCAAGATATATCTTCTTCCCAAGGTATATCTTCTTGTCCTGCTACAAGTGTAGCACTGCCACTTGCTATTCTATCAGCATCGCTTGATAGTGTTGCTGATATAGCAAAATCACCACCTGGTGATACCGTAGCATTACCTTGTATACTAGCAGTTAACGCACCACTTATACTTACGGAACCAACCTTAATAGGTTGCGCACTAGATATTGTTGTAAAGTTTGCTGATTGTGTGGTTGTTGCGTCTGTTGTTTTAACAGCAGTCGTCTGACACGAAAAGATACAAGATGAACTGCTTGTTCCGTGTCTTATGACATCAGCATCTATTGATATTGAAACATTAGAAGCGCAATCAGCAGAAGTATCTCTTGTACGTTCTGCTGATTGTGTAGTTGTGGCTGAAACAGCAAGTGTAGTTGAACCTAGACGTAGGTATCCGCCCTGAGCAGATAGAGACGTAGAACTAGTTAATGTAGCGGAACCTTCAGTTGCTTGTGATACATAATCATCCGCAAGATAGGGGTCGCTTACATAACTATCCGTGATAAACCCGTCTACAACGTACGGGTCAAATACATAGTCCAGATTACTAGCCATTGGGCAAAATCCCGTTGGCTATATTATGCCAAAGTAACGGTAAGGTTGCCTGAAGTTACTTGGAAAGTGTCACCGTCCTGAATTTCCTTGGCAGTATCTAGTGTTCCGTAAAATAAAACATTGCCAGATGTTGATGCATCCATAACAGCAATATGGGTAATAGTACCCCAATCGCCACCGTTTGCTGAATCAAATGTTACGTTTCCT